GCTGACCTTGGTGGAGAGTTTTGTGATCTAATTCATAATTTTTCATTGTTTTATACCTTTTTATTGCGAGGGAAACTTTAGTATATCAAAGTTCGATAGAAAATTTCTACAGGAAAATTAAAATAAATTACTTGACTATAGGATTATTTTTTTGTCGACGATCCACTGCCCAGGGATCACGGTCACCCGGCCAACGTCTTGATCAATTTTATCAGAGCCGATATCGGCTGCCAAAATGATATATTCTTTCGTTTCTTTAAGAACGTAGCCAACAGAACGGACTTCGGGCGGTTTGATTTTGAGTGCGTCTTCAAGATCTAACCAACCCGATTCCATTTCATAGGCGTCTAACCATTTAATTTCATACAGTTCATACCTGGGATTAATTTCAGACTGTCCGCTATCTCGTTGCTTCGATCGTTCTTTACTGCTGCGAACCATGCTTCTCGACCTTGAAGTATATTGTATCTATCAATTCCAAACTTAGCGAATCCTTTGGATGCTCCTTGTTTAACTGACTCCCAGTCTACATCATCCCCAACCATGATTCCACCGTCTTTTATCTTCGGCCACCAATTTTCGACGTCATCTTGAACTGCTTCCATAGTATGAGCTCCGTCTACGATAACCCCAAAAACACTGTTATCGTCAAAAGAATTAAGAATATTTTGGTTATCTGATCTGTTGACATTAACTATTACCCTTTCTTGATCAATATAATCCCCTAAATTCCTCATAAAATCGTCGTACATGGAGTTTAAGTTCACCGTGGAGTGTTCCATACCCGAACCTTCAAAAGTATCGATCACATGGACCTTAACTTTGTGTTTTCCGGCATAGTCTAAAGAGTCCATGAGGAACCTTGTCGATCTTCCGGCAAAGCATCCTATTTCGACGATATCATCCCCGTCTTCACAGTATTTAACCAAGTTCATATACGCATCATGCATATTAAACCAACCTGGTATGTCTAAGTATTTATACATTTTATTTTCCTTTCACTTTTAAAATTATATGTTCTTGGTGGCCTCAAACCTTTCGATAGCTGATACTCATGGACCTTACTGATGCCTTTTCGGATTTGGTCCATAGCATGATCGTAAGCTCTTCGTTTCTCGTCGGTATCTCGAAGCCCGTCTTTTTTGTGTTGGTGTAAAAACATTTGCAAATAGAACAATGTCTTTTGATTCAGTTCGATTGGAAAGAGTCTTCCCTGTCTACCGTATCTCATATTCTCACTCCAAAGTTTTTTAAAAACTTATCTTTAAAAGTTTTTCTACTATCTTTGTAGGCAGATAGTTCTCCTTTTTCAAAAGATATCTCTATTACTTCATCAAAAATAGAAGCCAAATTGTTTAAATTTTTATTGGAATTTGGTCTTCTCTTCATCAGATCAAGCTTAAGACATTTGTTTAAAAAAAGCTCTATTGTCTTCGTTTTAAATTTGTAAAATTCTTTCTCCGTCATTTATTTTTTAGCCTTTCTTCTAACTCATTGATTTTACTGATTAAATCCACCCCGTAGTTTTTATTCTCAGGTGGGTGTGTATCTCGTAAGGGTATATACCAGGGTACTCGTATCCAGGCGTGTTGGTTGAGTAACTTTTTTGCTAGGTGATCGTATGTATAGTTCATTATTTCTTTCCTTTCTCGTATTGAACAATGTTTCCCAGTAATTCGATTAACGTCTTTCGGGTAATCTTTTTACTTTCGTATTGATAGACTAAGTCTTGTAAGTCTTCGAGTAGTGTTGTCATTTCTTTGTCCTTTCTTAGGGATTAAACAGTTCGTCGTACGTGACTTGTTGAGAGTCTTCCACGCTACCAAAGAATACGTCGATATAATGATGCTTATTATCTTTGATGTACTCTTGTATTTTAGGTAGGATTTCTTTTTTATCCCCGATAAAACTGTGGGATTTGAATTCTCCTTGCCTCGTCTTAACTTTGACTGTTATATCCATTTCTATATGGGAGAATATATTGTTTTTGTTTGGTGGTCAATAGCCAATTAACAAATATAGAAGGAGGGATTGCGAGCCGGAAAGGATAAGGGCTCACGGACCATTGACCACGGATAGTAATTTACTATAGAAGAACCATTCACACAAAATAAAAAAAAAAATAAAAAAACTTTCAAAATCCGTTCTTCCGTTCTTCCAAAGTAAGTTTAGTTAGTAGAATCAGTAGGTTAGTCCAAAAAAAAGGTTCTTCCAACCGTTCTTCCGAAGAACAAAGTGTTCTTCCAAACCCTATAGGGGAGCAACCTTTTCAATATTTGTTAAGTTTTTGAATTGATTTTAATAGAAATGTTCTTTATAGAAAATAACTATGAAGTTTAGAAGTCCAGGTGATGACATTGTCCTGACAAAGGAACTTGCGGAAATGAGGGACGAGCTAACTCCCAAACAAATAGAGTTTGCTCATCATCTTGTTGCTCAAGAAAATAGGAAGACTGCTACGGAATGTGCAATTATGGCGGGATACTCACCTAAAACTGCTAGACAAATAGCTTCTCAATTACAAAGCCACAAAGAATACCCTAAAGTACATGCTTATATTCGTTCTTTACAAGAAGACCTTTGGAATAAATATAAAATCTCTCCGGCTACCCATATGAGAAGACTACATGAGATTGGTCTTCGTGCTGAAAATCCTAGTAGTAAAGACATTAATGAATTTGATATGAAACCCGATTTGAAAACTGCATTAGCTGCGGAAATTAGTAGAGGTAAAGCTGCGGGATATTATGAGAAAAAAGAAAAGGTTAGAGATAAAAGTATTGACGGTCTATCTTTAGAAGAAGTGACAGAAATGCTTTCAAAAATGAAAAAAGAAGTTATTATAGAATATACCCCTACTGATTTGGAGAATAATGGATCCGAGGCAGTACAAAGCGACGATCAGTCAAAACAAAGCGATCAACAAGTTCCTTGAAGAAGGATATTATGTGTTCACTAATGTATGTGAGCAAGGCCCGATCGATATCATTGTTGTTAATCCAAAAAACGGAAGAGCTCACTATCTTGATATTAAAACATCTAAAGGAACAAGAAAAGTAAATGGCAAGTCGGCAGGTGGAGGGGGCACAAAACTCAACCCGTACCAAAAAGAGCTTGGTGTTAGACTCTGCATTGTCGAGGGAGAGGAAATTCGTGTTGTTGAAAAAAGAGAAACAATCATCAAAAGACAGAAAACAAAAAGGACATCCGCCTTCGTTAAAGCGAGGAAGGGAGTCCACCTTTTGGAAGAATGTTAAGTCAATAACTCCCAATATATTTTGGACAAGAATTGAAACTTACGGAACACCTGGAATACCAGATTTACTAGGAGTTTTTATATCTAAAAAATATAACAAGAATATTTCTTTTTGGTGCGAACTTAAATTAACAAAGGTTAACAAACTCGATCTATCACCTTTTCAAATTTCGTGGAATTTAAAGCGTTATTCTCTATGCCAGGATAATTTTATTATGGCAAAGGGGGTCGAAGAGAGGGCGATTTATTTTTGGCCGGGGGCCGTGGCTCGTGAGCTTTCAGTCAATTTCAGGGAGGTTGAACCCTTGTTCACGGTCCACCAACCATGGACGCTTGAGCTTGAGCCTGCGCTTGAGCGTGTGCTTGTTCCTGTTCCTGAATAATTATTCAATTTTTTATACGCATGAAAAAAGCCCCGGATTTCTCCGAGGCTCTTGAATTTTAGTCTACCCAATTCTCAGGGTCCTCCTGGTATCGAGTGTCTTCGTTCTGCTTCCACTCGCTTGGGTTCTTGGCCATCTCATGGTCGATCGCAGTGCTAAGTTCCGTATCGAACCGTTCGTCCGAGTTTTTGACTAGCTCAGAAGTTTCTGAGTCTGTCCAGGACTTGGATCCAAGCCGGCGCATGGTCTTGCGCTCGCCCGTGATCATGGGGTGGGTTTGCTTGCTCACCGCAGTCCAGTCGAAGACGGTGACATCTCCATGGGTCTCGACCCAACAGACCGCCCCGCAACTTAGAGGCCTACTTGGTTGATACCTGGTCGTCGATGATCCGTGGTAGTTCACCTCGTGACCGTAGTAGGTTTTGCCTCGATGCTTGACCGTCAACACCGGAAAACTGGTGTGGTACTTCTTGTTGTACTTGATCATGTGTTGGTTAACGTGAACGATAGTCTTTGCTTCTTTCTTCATTTTTTCTTCCTTTCGATTTTAAAGAGCGAATATCCATATAGGATAATATAGGTCAATTAAATATGAAAAATCCCAAAATGTCAAATTTAAAATTTCGGGATCCAGGCCTGTCCCTGGTCCCGCATTACTATCAAGTGCTTGAGTCTGATCCAAGCTTGTTCCTGGGCCCTTGTCCCTGGCTCATGCTTGAGCATGCGCCTGCGTGCGTCTTGGATGAGCTTGTGGACGGAGTCTAGGTTCTGCCTGTGCTTGCGCTCGGTACTATTCATTTTATTTTCTCCAGGGCCTCATATTTAGTATACATATTTTCCATGTTCCGCAATTTCCCAAATGCGAATAAATTTTTTAAGCCATTTTAATTGGGGCTTAAATTTTTCGGGATCATCTAATAATTTTATATAAAGTTCTTCCGCACAACCTTTTTCAAAATTATTTTTTTCCCTCCATGGATCATAAATTTTTGTAAGCCATTGCATGTTTTTATGCCTTCGGTTCCAACTACATTCGATACACCAATAATAGTTTTTTCTATCACAAATATCACAAGTCATTTTAATGCGCCTTATAACTTATATTTTTAATTTCTTTATCCCAACAAGCCACACAATTCAAACATTGATTGCCTTGATGTCTTGACACACAATCAAAGCCAATTGGATCTTTGTCTTTGTGAACGGTGGAAGTATTTGGGAAACCCTTGGGCGGTTGTCCGTCGATCATGGTCCCCGAAACACGAACCACCAAATTCTTTGGGAACTTATTATTTCTTAAATATTCTTGAATAAGTTTTATTTCCCTAGTGGGTAGCCAATGTTTTGTATGGGGTGTATTCTCCGCAATGGCGACAATTTTCTTTAATGCCTCCATATGGGGCAAATCTCCACTATCTAACCATCTAAAATATTTTTCATTTTGTAATTGATAAGTCATTACATAAACAAAATAATCGCTTTCTAAATGATTTAAATTGGTGGCTTTGCCTTTTATAACGCTAGGAAAATTAAAATTTCCTTTTAATGCGTAACACTTAGAACAAACCGAGCCTTTTATTTTTCTTAACTTAGAACCCGTCACACAGTTACGAGCATCCAAGCCAAAGGAAAAACCCCTCATTTTGGAAGTTTTGCCTAATCTTATTAATTGCATCTTACTTACCTTTCTTTTAATTTATGTCTTGATTATGGGTTAATATAGGATATAGTCAACTAAATAATTTACGAAAGGAAGTAAAAAAATGGCTTTTTATATTAACTCGTTTTACTCAAAAGAAGAAGTAAAGGACGAAATGAAACGAATAAAAGAACAAAAAAAGAAAAAAGAAAGGAAGAATAAAAATGAGCATACCTCAAGATATATTCGAAAAGTTTAACAAGAAATATTTTAAAAGAGATAATCAATATTTTAAATTATCTGAATTAAATATTGCTTTTAAATATTTAAAAATTTACCCCTTGGGCGGTGGTTTTCAAACTACAATAAAACTTGATGACTACTTTTTTAATAAAATGCGTGCGGGTGACTTTGTTTTCACTGATGAAGTACCGCAACTCATGGAAGCGGGAAAATTTGGCTTTGAATGTTGGCAAGGTGATTATGTCAAAGGGTGGCATAAACCATTTGATCGGTGGAATGGTTGGCGCATGCCTTGGCTTACACTTACTCAAATAGAAAAATTTAATAGTCTACAAAGTAAACATTTTCCAAAAGAACCTAGCCCCCGTTTTCAATTATTAAGTGGCAAAGTTTTTTGGAAAGACCCCAACGACGATTTAGAAACGGAAGAAATAAAACCAATCATTTATAATCTTGGTGGTTGGGATCAAACTCCCCTTTATGATGTAAGCTTGGGTCTGACTTGGGATTTATACGACGACGAGGGAAATATTTCTTAAATAAAAAAAAGGGGGGAAATAAATCCCCCCTTTCATTTTTCTTATAACTGT